ACTTGAGGGCGACAAGGTAGTTATCACTCGTCAAGGTTGGAAAGCAGACAGCAAAGGAGTTTTGGTTGAAGAAGTAAATATAAAAGTATTAAACGAATTGATTGGAGTTAATTATGAAGTAACTCAAACTTTAGAAATTGATACTATTCCGATTATTCAAGTTGATAATGGAAGACCTATGTCATCAGGATATGGCAAGTCAGATTATAACGACATTTTGCCCCAGTTAGCAGAATTAAACGAAAGAGCAACACATATATCAACACAGCTTTTGAAAAACCTAGACGCTAAAATGCAGATACCGAAGACAGACGAAACTGTAAACGAAGACGGGACTTTGAAGCAATGGGACACTTTAGTTGTTGACGGAAAAGACAGTGCAGAAGCAAAATATATATTAAATACAAATCCACTTATTGAGTCAACTGAAAGACATATTGAATTGCAGTTAAAAATGATTTCATTCTTTTCAAGCGTTCCTATGTTTGAATTATTAAAAAGTTCAATGCCTGAAAGAGTAGAAGCATTGAGAATACAATTATTTTCAGCGATCCGAAAAACAGATACAAAAAGGTCAAAGATTGAAAAAGGTTTGAAAGATATTCTAAAAATTGCTGGGAAATTATCTAGTATAGAGATTGAAGATATTACAATGAAGTTTGGAGATGTTTTGCCAGTGGACGAATACCAACAAGCACGAACTGAAGAAGTTAGAATTAAGTCAGGTAATACTTCCAAGCAGTCTTCTATTAAAAGATTAGATAATGTGAATGACGAAGTTGCAGACGAAGAATTAGAAAAGATTTCTGAAGAAGATAAAATTGCTGGAGTTGGAGATACCGTTCCGACATTATAAATTAAATAATAAGCAATATGTCACTAGTAACAAATAAAATTAGAAAGAGCGAACCGTTAGAAGCAACGGTTGGGAATAATGCAAAAGCACTTGAGGAAATGTTAAGAAAGGTAAACTGGAAATATATTTTAGGAGTTTATTTTTTAGGGTTACTTACTTTAGTTTTTTCTATTTTTCTTTTGATTGTTATTATTAGATTTGCTTTCATAATTTTCTAATGGGAAAGAACTTAAAAAAACAAACTGAAAAAGTTATCGCAAAGGCGGATATCCCTGCACTTCTTAAAATTGTAAATGGATTAGATAGTGACGTTAAAAAAATTGTTGATAAAACTATTGCGACAGATTTGACTGATGTTAAAAAGAAACAAGCACTTGCTGAAATTACGAAAACTGTAAGCCAAGCAGACGGAGAAGTTAAAGTTTGGCTTGTTAATGGAATAGCAGAAGTTTATGTTGAGGGAATGAATAATGCAGACACGGTATTAAATAAATATAAAATTAAAACACCTGCTGGAAAAGTAACGATTGCAACTCTAAAAGGTGCGGGAGATTTAGCTCCACAACTTGAGGCCGTCAACGCTTTGATCGGCGACGCATATTTAGACTTTGGTTCGTCAATGACTGGAATGGTTAAAAGCACTGAACATATTTTTAATGACGTATTGAAACAACAGTCAAGGGCGACTATCACAGAGGGGAGATTGGTTGGAAAAAGTGTTAGAGAAATTGCAAAGGAGGTTTCGGAGAATTTAGGGCAAAAAGGTTTTTCAGTTTTAATTGATAGAGGTGGTAATAGGTGGACGCTTCCAAGTTATTCAAAAATGTTAGCAAGGACGCACTTAATGAGAGCAAACAATGAAGCAACCGTAAATAGATCCGCGGAATTTGGTGTTGATATTGTTGAAGTTTCAAGTCACGGCACGACAACCCCGATATGTATTCCATACGAGGGTAAGAAGTTCAGTATAAGCGGTAAAAGTAAGGACTACCCGCTTTTAACGAACACTCCACCGTTCCACCCCAACTGTAAGCATAGTCTTTATCCTAGACCTGATTTAAGTTAATTAGTTATCAACGGTTGCAATGTCGTAGTAAGATGTTGTATAATTTTATTAAATTATTAGTGGCGGTTACTGCCTAACGGTGCAAACCAAAAAAAGTGACGATTTAGGTGTATGCCTATAATTAAACTAAAAACTATTATGGAAAAATTTAAGAACATAGAGGTTGTATTATTCGGAGCGAACGGAAATATTGACCCTGTTGAAATTGACGGTGTCAAGTATGAAGCGAACCCCGAAAAACCTGAAGAAGCATTGAAAGACGATAAAGGAGAATTGGTTAAATTTGTAGAACCTGCTCCAAGTGAAACTGAAGAAGAAAAAAAAGCGAGAGAGAAAAAAGAGGAAGACGACAAAAACCTTAGTAAAAAATCTATTGAGGAATTAGCAAAGACAAATCCTGAAGTTGCAAAACTTCTTGACGATCAGCGAAAAGCAAAAGAGGCAGAAGAAAAGAGAATTGAAAAAGCTAAAAAGGATAAAGACAAAAAAGACGAGGAAGACGGAAAGTGGGAACAACTTGCAAAGAGTAGGTTGGACGAAATTGATCAAGGTAAAAAAGAGTTAGACCAAAAGAAAGGTGTATTGGAAAAGTATAAAACAAGTATTGGTTCAGTTTTGAAAAGTGTTACTGAAACTATCCCTGAAGAAAAGAGAGGTTTAGTCCCAGCAGATTTTTCAGACAGACAAAAACTTGAATATATAATTGCGAACGCAAAGATTTTGGGTGCTACTGTCACAAATGTTTCAAAGAAGATTGACAAAAGCGACGGCACTCCTATTTTGACAGACGAGGGAACATTGATTAAAGAAATAAACGCACTGACAGTGAAGAAAGACAAAACATCAGCAGAGTTAGATATTTTGTTTGAGAAGTCACAGAAATTGAAAGCATTGAGATTGACAAGAAAGAGTTAAAAATTATTATTAAGTTTAATTAAGTAGGTTGGAATTTGTTCTTTTACTTAGTCGTATATGTGTTTGAGCAGTGTAAAAGAATAATAGATTTTCAACTGAATAAATAATAAAATGGATTTAGGATTACATACAACTTTAGATGACACAGAGTCAATTTTAGACCCTGAAGTTATCGCCATTTCAGAAAGGATTAACCCTTTAATGGCAAAAGAGTTTGGGAAAGTTTGGGATTTGTTTACTACACGAACAAAACCTTTTGAAACAGACGAGTATGAAGTATTGTCAAGAAATTATACCGCTCCTGAAGTAAGCACTGGTGCTATTACAGTTGACGGATCAGAATGGAACTCAGACAGTGATATCACAGCACTTGAAGTAACAGCGGCTACTATTGATAGAATTACAATAGGAGATGTTTTACTTTGTGAAGACGAGATTGTTGTAGTTGCGTCAGTTGACCGTTCAGGAAATACTATTGACGTTTACGAAAGAGGTGCTGGAGAAAGCACAGCCGTAGCCCACACAGGAACAATCACAATGAAAGTAATTGGTAATGCTCACGAGGAGGGGAAAGTTCAAGGTTCAGCAATGGCAGAACAAACAGCAAAGGTCACAAATTACTGTCAGTTAGTTCAGGAAACAGTTGACCTTTCTAAAGCAGACACAGACCAAGCGAGAAAGACAGGGAGAACAGAAGTTGCTTTGAAGTCAGAAGCTATGGAAAGAGTAATGAGAGATTTAGCTCGTTCTTCTATTTTTGGAACAGCTAGAGTAGGAACAGCAACTTACCCAGCTATGACAAGAGGTTTGATAAATTTCTTGACACAAGTTTCAGGTGCTTTGCAAACTAACGTTGCGGGAGCATTTACAGAAGTATCTTTGAAAAATGCTTTAGATGATGTTAGAGAAGCCGGAGGAACAGTTAATGCTATTGTTATGAATGTAGCAAACAAAAGACTTGCAAACGCATTCACAGGAGCAGACGCTATTCAAGTTGATAGAGGAGAAAGAATGGGAGGTCACGTATTAGACGGATATATCGCAGATGGTTTTGGTTCAATTCCTTTTGTAGTTGATATTGATATGCCGAACAGCAAAGTTGCTTTGGTTAACTCAAGATATCTACAAAAAGGTTGGAAAGATAATGACCAACTACGATTTGAAAAAGAAACTAACGTAGGAAGTCGTGAAAGAAAGGAAACTCTACAAGGAAAGTTCGGACTTTCAGTAGAACAAGTTGGAAAATCACACGCAGTATTGACCGGTTTAACAACTTCTTAATCGCCTAAAACCGTGATATAAGGGCGTTTCAGTCACGAGATACCCTTATACTCACGATTTATTAAAACTAACTATAAAACAATTATGTCAAAAATTACTTTAGAAAATCCCGTAGGTAAAAGCAATGAGGATTTAAGGTTATACGCAAAAAGAATTGGAGTTGAATTTACTGAAGACGTGATACACGCAGATTTAGTAAAAGCAGTTGGAAAGAGAAATAAAGAATTAGAAAAAAGTGGAGAGGGAGAAAAAGCAAATGCTTCAGAAACCCAAACTTCAGAAAATAAAGGAAAGTTCTTTTATTGGATTAAAATGAAAACTTATATTGATAGTGATCCGCAGAAGTCTGATAAATTAGTTCCTGCTGGATTGTATGTCGTAGATAAGCCACTTACTCGCTTGAAAGACCAACCTGAAAATTTGGTTGAAATGTTTGAGGGAGAAATACCTGAAAGGAAGATAGAAGAAATTGCAATTAGCAGAGGTATGAAAATTAGTGCCTCCGATAAAATAGATTTTGACGAATTGCTTGAAAAGTTAATAAACCAAATTTCGTAACGGTTTATTTTTATAAACATAATTTAGTGAATTCATTATGTCAGATAACGATCAGTTTAGAGTGAGAAATGTTATACAAGCTGACGGGAAATTAAAAACTCCTGATAGCACAGAGATAACAAAAATTTTGCAAGACAGTGAGGGGAATGTGTTAATTGGTTACGGTGCTACCGTGCCAACAGACGGAGAAGCAGGTTACGCAATCGGAAGTATGTTTTTAGATACTGACGGAGGTGTAGGAGCAACATTATATGTCAACGAGGGTTCAGCAACCGTTTGTGACTTTAATGTAGGAGGAGGTTCAACTGGAGATATTACAGCCGTAACAGCCGGTGCTGGTATGACTGGAGGAGGTGCTTCAGGAGCAGTGACTTTGAATGTAGTAAATACAGACGGAAAAATTACAGTGGGAGCAGACACTCTTGATATTACAGCAGACAGTTTAGTAAATGCAGATATAAATTCAGCCGCCGCTATTGTATTATCAAAATTAGAAAATCTAACAGACGCAAGATTGATAGTAGGTAGTGTTGCGAACGTTCCAACCGCAGTAGATATTACTGGGGATATTTCAATTACAAACGCAGGAGTAGTTTCAGTTACAGACTTGACAATTTCAGGGGAAGTTGTAGGAGATATTGCTTACTTTGACGGGACTAATTGGACGGCTTTAGCGGCGACTTCTTTGCCCGCAGGAACAGCTTCAGTTTTGGCTCAAAGCACAACGATAGAAGCAGGTGCTAGTGATTTAACTTTAGCAACTACTTCACAAACTGTGGGAGTAGCGACTTTGACAATTCCTGATTTTGCAAATGTCAGTGATACTTTTGTATTCTTGACTTTGGCACAAACACTTGTTAATAAAACTTTGACAAGTCCAACGATTGGGACTTCATTGATTTTAGGTCAGACAACTCACAATGCAATTATAGTAGCGACAGACCAAGCGACTCAAGATAACACTTATACAATTCCTGATGTGAACGCAAACGATAGTTTCGTATTTGCTGACTTCATTCAGACTTTGACAAACAAGACCTTAACAAGTCCTGTTTTAGATACTGGAGTTTCAGGAACAGCAGTGCTAGATGAAAACGATATGGCTTCAGACAGTGCAACTAAAATTGCGACACAGCAATCTATAAAAGCATACATTGATAGTGGAACAGTGACTTTGACAAACAAGACTATTGACGCAGACGGAACTGGAAATGTTATTTCTAACATTAACGGGGACGAATTAGATCCGATTGCAGGAACAAATGGAACATACGGTATTCCAATTATTATTCCGATTGTAAACGCTGGTTCAGCAGACATCAATGTATTTAGTGGTAATGTGCCTTTCAAATGCAGAGTGATTGACGTTTGGGGAATTAACACTCAAGCAGGAAATAATGGAAACTGGAAATTGACAGACGGGACTTCAGATGTTACAGAAACAGTTGCTTACGGTGCTAGTGATAATGCTCTAACAAGAGCAGACGCTATCCTAGACGCAAACCATACTATTGAAACAAAACCTTTGCACTTGATAAATTCAGACGGAGCAGACCTTTCAATAGTGTATGTAAGTGTGATAAGATTAGCATAAGCGAAAATTACTATTAACTAAAAAACATTATGGAAAATAAAAGCATAAGTTTAGAGGAATTGAAACTTAGGAAAGACAAATTAGAGGCAGAGTTTAAGAAAGTGCAGGAACAACTAAAAGTCACTTTGACAGCACAAAAAGAATTGACCAAAAAAGCCGAAACTTTGACAGGTCAATATCTAGAAGTTGACAATTTGATTAAGACTTTAGAACCTGCACTGCCCGAAACTCAAAAGGTAGTAGAGGAAAAGACACCCGAAGAAGAAAGGAAAAAATAGTTATTATTAGTTAGTTTAATTAAATATATTATTATGGAAATTAAATTATATGCAAAAAATGGTTTTGCAGCCACAGTAGAAATTGACGAAAGCAACACAGCGGGAGAAACAGTGACTAACAATATCACTAATACGAATATGGGAAGCACAGACGCAGTGAACCTAGACCCAGTTGCTTATCCAGTCGTTCCGGGCGAAAACACTTACGAGAAGTATCAGAAAATGGACGTGACCGCAATGGGGGGTTCTTCCAAAATTGACAATTTGAAGATTTGGAGAACAGGTGCTTTAGGAGGTTCAGCAGTTCACGTAACAAATGCGAGAGAAACTTCCTATGGAGGTGCAGACGATTTTGCGACACCGATTGCGACAGACTCAAGTGTAGCGACAGAAGCAATGCCTACTTCAGAGCCAACAGACGCAAACTTAGGTATTGGAGGTTCGTTGACAGGAGAGTTGACCGCCGCTGGTTCTTCAGATTATCTTGTTCATCAAATTCAGTCAGACGCAGGAGATGTTGCAGGTAGCACAAGCACAATGAATTTTCAATACGACGAGACAGCTTAATCGCTAACCCAAAAAAATTATGTCTAAAGAAATTTGCGGGAAATGTCTTAAAGAGTTCGGTTCACATCAAGAGTATTTAGACCATACTTGCGAAGTGACAGGATTTACTCCGAAAGACCCCGAACATCAAGGCAAAGATTTTTTGTTAGTTCAAAAAGGAGCTTTGAAAAGGACAGGAAGTTTGACACCGGAATTGGAAAAAGAAATTGACGAAAAGAGAGAAGCAATGAAATAAATTGAAAATTAAATAAATAGCAACTCAATGCAATTACTGGCAACTCAATGTCTAACAAAGCCCCCAGTAATTGCTCGGGGGCTATTGTTATTAAAAAATTAACTATAAAAATTATGGAATATAAATATACAAACGAAAAAGGAGAAGTTGAAATTATTGAAAAAGAAAAATGGTGTTGGGGTGCTATCTTTGAAGACGGATCAGAGTTAAGACAATTTGACGATAAAGGTATTTTTCACAGAGTGGGAGAAATAGACCAAAGCAAATTATCAATGTTCGTTTTGTATAAAGACGGGGACGAAAGTAAAAGAATTGATATGCCATTCCAAAAAGGAATGAAACTGATTTATAAATATAGAAATATACGACCTTATTATTTAGACCATTTTGTTAAAGTTTATGTATTAGGTTATAAGTTTGAGGGGAAACATTCGTTTAATTTTATTCTACCTGACGGGAGAAGAATTATCTCGCCAACAGACAATGTAGATTTAGCGAAGTTTAATGTTAAGTAAAATTATTATTAAGTAACACAAAAAATTATGAGTGATCAAAAAATAACAGAGTTAGACAATTATACACCTCCGATTGACGCGGACGTTGTGCCTATTGTTGATACTGTTTCAGGAATAACCAAAAAATTGAGTTGGGCGAATATCAAGGCAACTCTTAAAACATATTTTGACACTTTGTATTTGTCTTTGGCTGGTGGAACAATGTCAGGAGATATTCAGTTAGGAGAAACAGATATTAAATTAGACGCAGTTCTTTCAGGAGATGAAAAATGGTCAGGTGTAACAATGGCAGGAACAGCAGGTGCTACTCTAGCAGTAGGAGATGTATGTTTCTTACAGACAGCAGATAGCAAATGGGAATTGGTAGATGGGATATTAGATGGAACTGATTTAGGATTTAAACTTCAATTAGGAATTTGTGTATTAGCAGCAGATGCTGATGCAGCCACAGAAATGTTAGTTTACGGAAAAGTAAGAAGTGCTGCTTTCCCAGCATTTACAGTTGGAGCACCAGTTTATCTTTCAGATACAGCAGGAAATCTTGTCGTGGCTCAACCCTCAACTACAAATTTTGCTATCAGAATTGTAGGTTATGCAAGCACAGCGGAAGATTTACTATTTAATCCAGTGAATGACTGGATGGTTCATACTTAAAATTATGCCTAAAAAATTTAATGTAATAAAAAATAATAGTACAACTTCAAAAAACTTTTCTTTTTCTAAAGGTGTTGTTTCTCTTAATTTTACATTGAGAAATGATGTCAAAACAGAATTAAAAGATTTTTCGGAGTTATTAAAAGTCGCACAGGAAGAAGTATTAGAAGAATTAAAAAAGAAATAATATGTCTACAGCAAAAGTATTAGTAGTAGCAGGTGGTGGCGGTGGAGCTGATTATGGCGGTGGAGGTGGTGGAGGTGTAGTCTATCATACTGCTTTAGCAGTTACCTCTCAAGCATACTCTGTTGTTGTTGGTGCAGGTGGCACTGATACTGGTGGTGCTACTGCTGTAAATGGTGGAAATTCTACTTTTGGAGGAATGACTGCTGTTGGAGGCGGTGGAGGTGGAAGTGAAATAAATGATGGTGCAGATGGTGGCTCTGGTGGTGGTGGTGGTGGTGGAAATGACCCCGTAGGAGTAGGAGGCACAGGAACGCAAGCTGATAGTGGTGGTGGTACTGGATATGGAAATGATGGTGGAGCAGGATACGGTACTGGTACTACAAAGACTGGTGGTGGAGCCGGAGGTGGAGCAAACGCAGTAGGTACAGCATCTACTGGAAATAATGGTGGAGATGGTGGAGATGGTCTATCAAATTCTATTACAGGTTCAGCATATTTATATGGAGCTGGAGGAGGTGGAGGTGCTCGTGGTATTCCAAAAGGAACCGGGGGAGTAGCTGGCGATGATGGCGGTGGTACTGGAGCATTAACTTTTGTAGGAAATGGAGGAGATGCAGATGCAAATTCAGGTGGTGGTGGTGGTGCAGGAACTGTTAATGCAACTGGAGGAGATGGTGGCTCTGGAGTAGTAATAGTAGCTTATACAACATCAGAAGGAAATCATACAGGAGGAGATGATACGGGGACAGATGGTGATTATACTTGGGTGAAATTTACTTCAAGTGGAACTTTAACTTTAACTGGTTTTGTATCTTCAGAAATTAAATCAATAAACGGATTAGCAAAAGCATCAATCAAATCTAGGAATGGATTAGCGATTGCAAGTATTAAATCAATTAACGGTCTTCAATAGATATATGGCATTAAAAGGAATTAAACAAACAAAAGAACATTTAGCAAAGAGAATTAAATCTATTAAAGATGGTGGTAAATTAAAATTGAAAAGAATACCTCGTTCAGAAGAAACAAAACAAAAAATTAGTAAAGCTAATAAAGGAACAAAGCCGTCTAAATCTGCGATTGAAAATTCAGTAAAGGCAAGAAAAGGAATATCACTTACAAAGGAACATAAGAAAAAGATAGGTCGTTCTGGAAAAGATAGTGGCAGTTGGAAAGGTGGAATAACAAAAGATATTAATAAATATGCAGTGAATTATAGAAAAAAACAAAAAGAAAAACTAGCAGGTAGGGAAATGCCAGAACAATGTGAAATCTGTGGAGTATTAACTTGTGATTTAAAACGAGGATTATGTTATGACCATAACCATAAAACTGGAGAATTTAGAGGATGGATATGTACAAGATGTAATACTGCTATTGGATTAGCCAGTGAAAATACAGAAACTTTATTAGCAATGATAGATTATATTAAAAATAATGGTATTAAAAGTATCAATGGATTAGAATAATATGCTAAAAGAACAACCATTAAAAAAAATAAGAGAGAATTTCGTTCTAATTCTATTCATAGGTAGTTTTGTGGTCGGCTGGACTTTGGTCCAAGCGAGACTATCATCATTAGAAGTATTAGCAAAAGAAAATAAAACAGTATTAGAATGTATACATGAAATTAATATAAGTATAGCAACCATTAAAAAAGATATTGAATTTATTAGATTACAATTAAATAAATAATCCGCAAAAATATGAATAAGCCAAACTTTTCTGTAGCAATTATC